ACCACCACCTGAATAGCCTAAGCCAATTTGGAATGGTGATAATGCTTCATCGCCAGCAGTTACGTCATCAAAAGTTTCAGCATAACGTACTCTTAATGTATGGATCTGTGATACAGGTCCAGTCATTGGTTGAACGCCAACAATCTCATTTGCGATTGTAGTTGGCATTACACGTCTAATTACCGGAAGGATAACTCTGTTAAGAGTTGCTACGTTCCCAGCACTAGTTGCGCCAGAAGTTGCCGCCTCAGCGAGATACTTGCGAGTGTTCTCGAGAGTGACATCCATTACGCTCTTCTTGTGACCTTCTAAGCCTTCAAGAAGTGCTACTTTGGTCTCCTGCCAGTTTTCTTTTAGTATGTCTGACATTTTTTGTCTCTCCTTTTTAGTTTAATCCCGCTAATCTGCGGAGTTCAATTAAGTTTGAATTTTCTTCTACCTTGATTTCTTTGTCGCCTGTTACTTCTGTGCCTTCCATGATTGCCTTTTTGGTTGCAGTTGATGGTTTTTTATCTTCCATTACCGCAGGTAGATACTTTTCAAACGCAGTATGCAACTTACCTGTTTGCACACTTTCCAATAGTTCTGACATGATTTCTCGCTTGTCTTTACCTAGTGGGTTTAACAACTCATTCATCACTGCAACTCTCTCTGCTTCGTCTTTGGCTTTAGCAATTTCTGCTTCCTTAGACTCAACTAAAGTGTCCTTCTCTGTGATGGTTTTCTTAGCCTCTTCTAATGATGCATCTTTCTCAGCGATAACTCTCATCAACTTCGCAGTTTCTGATTTTTCGTTTAAGTAAGATGATTGATATTCATTAGCAAACGCTTCGAATAGTTTTCTACCAAAGTGGTTTTCTCTTGAAGCACTAATGTCTTCTTTGAGTTGTTTGATTTCTGAAGTTAATTTAGAATTAACAGCAGACTCTACCACTTTTGCAGATTTCTCAATAAAGCGTTGTTTCACTTCATCAAGTTTGGATTTTGCTTCTTTTACAAGTTTAACCTTGGTTTCTGCTAGATCCTTTTTATCTTCTGCAAACTCTGTGATTTCTTTTGCTAAAGATTTAACAACAAAGTCTTCGAGTTTTCCAAAGTTTTCTGAAACTTTTTTACGGTCTTCATTCAACTCTGAAATTTCTTTGGATAACTGACCGAGTACAAACTCTTGCAGTTTCTCAGAATGTTCAGCAACTTTCTTCTTATATTCAACTCTTGCTTCAGCAAGTGCTTTTTTATCTTCAGAAAGTTCTTTAATTTCTGATTCCAAACGCTCGGAGACCATTGCGTCAATCGCTTCAACCATGCTTGATTTATCATGTTCGTAGCGTTTAGCAAATTCTTCACGTAGTTCAGCAGTAACACTATCACGGTGCTCTTTTACTTTTGATTCCCAGGCATTAGTGATTTGGTCTTTGACCTCTTCGCTAATAATCCCAGTTTCAAAAAGTTTATTAAAAACGTCACTCATCGTGCTTCTCCTTTTTGTTACTGCAAGCCTTTTATGACTCGTAGTATCTGTTCTTGTAGATACTTTTGTGCTTTCGGATCATGTCCTACCTCACCTGCTGATCTAATCGCACTTAATCCACCTCTAGTGTTCATAAAGTGTTCATAGATTGGTGTAGGATATGCCCCAGGAGCACTTGGTTGTGCCACTACATCCACGGTAATAATTTCAAACTCTGAAACTTCGCCGTTTGACTCGTTAACATTTCCGCTTCCTCTTGATGAGACACCTAGTTTAACTCCGCTTTCCAGCATCGTTTTAACTAGGTTACCCATTGGAGTTGGCAAAATTTTCATTTTGCCAAACCCGTTAGGACCGTCCATCCACATGTCAGTGATCATGTGGCTAACTCTGTCCAAATTTACTTTTAAATCATCTGGGTGATCAACTTCACCTAGAACTGAGTATCCTCCGTCAATTTGATCCTTTAGGGTCGATACAGCGTTGCCTATCTCAGAGACAGGGTATATACGCTGGTTAGCGTTTTTGACACCACCCTGAATACAAATGCCCTTTAGATAAAGAGACTTGTTTTCTCCTTCACCTTGTGACTCTAAAGTGACCTTTGCTTGGTCAAATGTCAAATTTTCTCG